TCATTGCGCGATCTCCTTTTTCGGCGTAAAGCGCGACGGCGCCCAGTCGCACACTTCATCCTCGGGGATATGCCCGAACATCATCGTGCACCGCCGGCAGTGCGCGCAGTCAGCGCAGGTTTTGCCATCGGGCAGGTTCATACCGTCGTCAACAGCGGATCGGCGGTAGGGTTGGCGTTGTTCGCTCATGCTTCACTTCCTTTTGCAGGTGCTGCGCTGGCGGATAAGGTAGCCCGCGCTTTGATAACAGTCTGAACGACGTGCTGCTGCCAGCCGAGTCGACCTGAGCCGTCGTCCGACATATCATCAGGCCATAGACGGCACATCGCATCCAGCTGATCCCGCAGCGCATCCACCTTGTTGACGGCCCGGTCATACTCGCCCTTGCATTCGCCAAGCTCGGCGCGCAGCCGCTTGTTCTCGCAGCGCTCCCACTCAAGCTGGCGGCCGTCGTGGTCGCCCTCTTCGGGCTCGGCGCTCATAAAGTACGCCTGCACCGCCGTGCGCATCTGCGTGAACACGGCGCCACGCTCCATCCGGTTGCGGCAAATGGCGTCTTCGATCTGGTCGAAGCGGTCTCGCAATGCCTTAGGAATTGGGTGTTCGTTGCTCATGCGCTTTCTCCCGATTCGGCTGGCTGCATGGCGGCCTTCATCTTCTTGTGCAGGATCGAGTCGCACCAGACTGAATTCCTGGTGCTGCCGTCCAGGTAGTCAGAGGTTTCACGCAACAGCTCGATCAGCGCCGCATTCTTCTGCTGAAATTCGAATGCGTCCTTCATCTCTTCGCGCAGGGCGGCCTTGGTAGATTCCAGTTCAGCCAGCAGCCGCTCAACCTCGCCGGCATCGGATCGGGTGAAGAGTGGAATCTGTGCGCCCGGGTTCGACTGCGCCAAAACATTGCAGACCTTGTGGTCGTACTGAATGTCCCAGTCGTCGACCTCTGGGCCGTCGACGCCGTGGAAAATATCGCCGAGCATCAAGAATGCAGCGGCCTGCTTTCCGAGCTCGATCCGCTCAATCTCTTCCTTCAGCGCCCCGACCTTGGCTACGTCGCCGCCGGTTTCCTGCCAGCATTCCCACAACGACTGCGACTTCTTCGAGCAGTAGTTTTCGTCGCGCACACCGCCGTGCATGTCGCGAGTCGGCGCGCCAGTCATGCCATGGGTCTTGTACTGCTCGCAGTGCCAGGCTTCGAAGCCTTCGCGCATCTCTTCCTTGCTCATCACTCACCCCTTCGTTTATTTGTCGCCGGACTGCCCGGCCTTCACGCTTTCCGATATTTACAACGGGTCCGAGAATTCCGGGTTCTTGCCCAGCTCCTTGAAGAGCGTCAGCAGCGCCTCAAGCCCACCTTCAGCAGCCGACTGGACAGCGGATCGGTGATCGCCGCGCAGGACATAAACCTCTTCCTCGGCAATATCGAAAAGCGATGTCTCAGGCTCGTCTGAGTCGGTTGGTTGCTCCAGATACTTTGCAATCCAGCCTACACCTCCGATGGTCGGCAGCATCTTGGCGCCGGTTGGGTGCCATTCGAGATTCACTTGGCAGAGGCGAGCCAGCTCTTCATAAAGCTCTCGCTGGGCCGGAGACATGACGATCAGCGAATTCATCTCATCAAAGAGAGCTATGGCTGTCGCCGTCGAAATATTGAGCTTCATAATTTCCCCTTCGTGTCCTTCACGCATTCCGATTCCTGCACCAGCAGGCGATTGATTGCCGCAGTGGCGCTTTCGCCTTTGGCCTCAAGATCCGCCAGAGACTCAGCGGCGTCAGGCTGCAACTTGATCCCGCTCAGCCTCCGGCCGCCCCGGGCCAGCAGATTCTTTTCGTGCGCCTCGACGCGGCTGGTCGAGGTCTTCGGTGTTTTTTCAGGCTTCATGCGGGGTCGTCCAGTCTCATTTGACATTGACAATCACAAGGGATGAAGATTTGCTCGCCCCACGGCTGGACGCCGCCGCTATCAGCGCTGCCAGTCCCTTTGCACTTTTGGCACTCGTAATTAATTTTCACTTGCTCGCGGGAGCCCTCAAATCCAGCTTGATCTTCTGCATCCTGCAAAGACTCAAGTAAAAGAGCGTTCCGATCTGACTCCCATCGCAATCCTGCTTCAGCTCGCTCCAGTTTCCGGACAAGTTCATCGCGCTCTTGCTCGACAGTTGCGCAGTGGGTAGCAACTTCATGCAATCGTTTTTCTAGCGATAAGCAATCTCGACAATCGCTCATGGTTATCTCCAGTATTTTGGGTTATCGGCGGGCGTGATTGGTTAGCGTGCAGCGAAGGCTGCGTAAACGCGCTTTGCTTCCAGGCTGTTTTTGCGCACCGGAACCTGTACGCGGCCAATATCGCGTTGTTCCAGGCGGTACAGGATGCCTTCTACTGCGCCAGCCATGAAAGAACCGGCCATGTAGGTTTTGCCGCCAACTTCGATAGTGTTCATCTCGTCTTGCTCCGATGTTCGGTCGGCACCGCGCCTCCCATGGAATTAACTATAGGATAGTTGGTGTACCAACGCAAGAAGAGAATTAGATTATCCGTGCATTAGGGTTTCGGACTGCTCAGGTCGACCAAACTTGGCCGCCGCCTTATCCCCCGACGAGTCGCCATCGGTTGGAATCCAACGCCCGTACACCCGGGCAATCATGGTCTCTCAGAAGAGACCCTGTTGTGGCATATCAAATCGACAGAACTCAGGCATCTTCTGCTCAGCAAGGGATGCGTAGGCCAGGGCTGCGTCATGGACATTATGGAAATATCCGCGCTTAAACTCTCTGCCGGAAATGACTATTTTTGCGAACCATCGGCTCCGCTCTCGACTCCAGTAAACACCTTTGTAGCCTGAAGTATTGTTGTGGCACATACCTTTGTTGTGAACATTTTGGGATGGGCTGGCTATTCTCAAGTTCGCACGGGTGTTGTTCAGTCCGTTACCGTCTATATGGTCTACCTGCATGTCTGCCGGGCAGTCCATGAGGATTCTATGCAGATAGCCACGGCCCTGCTTTGCGGCACCCGGCCCCTTGCGCGTCGTCCTGATATAGGTGTTGGTCTTCTTTCTGTCGACGGCAAGGGAGTACTGATCCAGCACCCAGGCATCAGCCTCATCCAGAAGAAGTATCTCCCCACCCGTGAATTCTCTCTGAATCATCTTTAGCTCCATAAAGTTTGTGTGCCTTATCGCCCGACGTGTCCGTCTCGTTCGGAATATACCGACCATAAACCCGGCTGATCATCAGAAACGACGCGTGCCCCATCTGCTTGGCCACCCACATAGGATGCTCGCCCGCGCTAAGCATCATGGATGCGTATGTGTGCCGTGTCTGGTACGGGTTCCGGTAGCGAACGCCTGCCTTTCTGATCACCGGCGTCCAGAATGACTTGCGGATCTCCTGGTCACCGTTGAATGCCCGGTTGTGCCTCGGGTCGTGGAAAACGGCCTTCCCTTCTATATAGGTGTGCTCGCGCTGGGCCTTCAGCGCCTCGAACGACATGGGCAGCAGGCGCACACTGCGCACCCCGGCCGCTGTCTTCGGTGTCTCTGCCTCGCTGGCCGCCGCTGTCAGCCCTCGCGACACCCTCACTTCCCCTCGATGCCAGTCAATGTCGCCCCACTCCAGCGCGACCAGCTCTGACGTGCGCAGGCCAGTCCAGAAGGCGAACTGCAACAGGTTGCGATACTGCCCGGTCGCTGCCGCCAGAATGGCCCGCTGCTCGTCCGGGCTGAATGGGTCGATCTCGTCCTCGGTGCGCGGTTTGCCCTTCACTGAATACGTCCAGCCGGCCAGTTGGTTCGATTCGATCAGCTCGTCATCCACGGCATCGCTCAGGGCCGAGCGCAGGCAGCTTTGCACGTTGGCCAGCCGCTTGTTGGTCGCCGACATCTTGGCCATTGCCGCCTTGACCTCCTTTCGCGTGACCGATGCCAGCGCCAGGCTGCCCAGCGCCGGGGCCAGAACCCCAGCAACGATCTTGCGGTAACCGTCCAGCGTGGACGCCTTCAGGATGCCGGCCTTGCGCTCAAGCCATTCCTCCAGGTACTGGCCCAACGGAACCTGTCCGGACTGGCCGACAGCCGACGCCGCCCGCTTCGACCGGGGAAACGCCTCGGCATAGTCAAACTCGCCCCGGTGAATCGCCAGATCAATCGACGCCTTCTGCTGCTGCGCCCGCTTCAGGTTGGCCGGCGTAGGCTCCAGCGGCAGGCGCTCCCGGCACTGCTTGCCGTCGACCATAAAGCTGATCTCGATACTGCTTTTCGATGCCGCACGCACCCCGCGCTTCGCAGCCATACGCCACCCCTGACGATTCGTTTAGTTGGCCGACAGTTTAGACCTGTGCCGCGCGTGGCGGCACCGGTGGCTGTGGGTCAATCCATTTGATACCAGACGCAGCAATCGATGCCTTCGGCCTTCAGTGACTTGTACATGGCCTGCACGCCGGCGTATCGCCGATTTCCTTGTCCGCTGAAAGGTGCGCTCAGGTGAAATGCCCGGGCGTGATAGGTGGTTGCGCGCTGCATCCAGCCTGTGATCCCGGCCTTATCCAGGGTTTTTTCGCGGAGCAGGCCGGTCTTGATGTAAACGCGATCAAGGTTGGCGCTTCCTCCGTCATCCGGCGCGGCTTCTGCGGCAGCCTTGCCTGCCTCAATGGCGCGAGCGACTGCTGCTACAAGTTCTGGCAACTGATCTTTGGTCATGGGGATTCCTCGCCCGCCGTACACCGGCAGGCTCTTGTGTGGGGTAGGGGTTAGGCTAGGAAGTGGTGGCCGACGGCGACAGATGCAGCTTCGTCTTCGGTGCTGAACATCAGCTCGCTGGTGCTGGGAGATCCCCAGCTTTCGTACCGGACCTGTCGCCACCATTTGCCGTAGGCTTCGTATGGCTCGCCGATTATCTCTGTGACGTAGCAGTCAACGAGGTTCATATCTCGAATTCCTCCCCGTCACAGCTCGGCGTTCCAGCCTTGGCCAGCGCGATCACCTCTTCAGCCTGCTTGAGCAGCTCAGGGTATTGATCGCTCCAGTTATGCTTGTAGGCCTTCTCCAGCATGGCTTCGAGCGCCTTCAGCAGCTGCGGAGCGGTGCGCATCAGATAGGCATTGGCCCACGACTCATCGCCGATAACGAACTTGATGCCGTTGTGATCCATGGCGCCAATGGTGGCGATCTCCAGCGGCTCGCCGTCGCGCTCGACACTGATCGAGTAGTCCTGCCGATCGACCAGCCATTCTTCCTTCGTGTGGTTACTCATGGCGTCACCTCGATGTTTCCGAAACGCTCCAGCAGCTCTTGCTCCAGCTGCTCAGCAAGGCTTTCGTAGTCGCTGAGGCGGATGGTCCGCATGCGCTTGTTGATCTCGTCAAAGCCGCTCGGCACGCCACGCTCTGCCCACCAGTTGCGAGCAAATCGGAAAACATCCATTGCCGCATCGGTCATGAACTCGTAGGAGCTGCTTCGGCCGTCACGCCACTTAAGGCCGTGCTGACCAATCAAGGATTTCAGTCGTCGCGCGAGCTGGCCATTGCCGAGCGGGATGCCAAGATTTCCCCGGCTGATCATGCTCTGGTATTGGGCGAAGTGTCGGTCTTGGTCCCTGTCGCCCGTGAGCCCCTTGCTGCCGCCGACGTAGTTGGTGATCACGCCCTTAGCGGTGCGTTTGACCTGGGCCAGCCAGATCGCCCTGAGAATTTCTGCGTCAGTAACTTTCATGTTTTCACCTTCTCGAAGTGGAAAATTACCGGCGCGCCAGTTTCGGCGATCAGGCCGTAGGCTTTGGCAATTCTGTAGATTGGCGTGTAGCTGTTCAGGCTGTTGATATGGCCAGCCAGCCACTGTCGCCAGCCTTCCAGCGTCTGCCGACCCTTGCTGATATTGCAGGGCGCGCACGCGGGCATCATGTTGCCGATGTCGTGATTCTCTGGATGGTCTGCCTCTTTCCCCTTCTGTCGAATTACCGGCTCCAGATGATCCGCGTGCCAGCGATCGCCAAGAATCACGCCGCAATAAGCGCAGCACCCTTCGTACTTCAATCTGACCTGTTCGCGCTCAGCCTTCTTCAGTCTCATGCCGTAACACTCCAAACGCTGCCGTCTACCAGGTCACCGCGGCGAACAAACTTCGCCCCGCCCGTCAGGTGGTGCAGGATCGCGAACTCGGCAGAAGTGCGAGCCAGCGAGTAGGTGCGCCCGGTCGGGCGGTGGGTGTAGATAGTGGTTTCCATGCGGGTTTCTCCGTGGTCACTGGCTGAGAATGTCGAGTTGGACTTTGGCGCATTCGTCCGGGCCGTGCGGCAGGCGGTTCGGTTCGACTACTTCGTACTCACTGTCATCACCGTGATGACCAGCTTCACGCCGCGACTCGTTGTCGAACTTGTCGCGCAACGATTTGCTGATAGCGATTTCGTGGCGCGGAACAGCAAGGAAGGCCAGTAGCTCGGCGTCAGTCATGGCGTCCATCTTGAGGATGGCCAACTGCATGACTTCGCTGATTTCTTCGGTGCCTGACCGCTCCCGGATGCGGTCCATCGCCTGGTGAATCCCGGGCCGGACCTTGTGTCTCAGTTCGCGCTCGTCGTACTGCTCGCGCTTCTTCGCAGCCTTCGCTGACCGCTCCTTCGTACTCTTCGCCATATCCCTATCCCTTATCCTGCAAAGCGCGTGCGGTATTGCACGATGTCGCGGACTGTCGAGGCTCCGCACTTGTAGATCTCAGCCAAGAAACCGTAGCCCTTTCCGCCGGTTTCGTAGATGGCCCGCATTTCGGCCACCTGTTCGCTGGTCAGCTTCGCCTTCTGATGCGATGCGCCGACCCGGCAGCCGCTGGGCGCCCTTGCAATCTCGCTCATAACTCGTCGTCCCGGCAGATAGCCTCGGCCCACTTGATCGGCGACGAGCAGCGGATAACCCGGTTGATGACCGGGCGGCATGCGATCCGAACCTTATCGCGCACTGAGTACGCTGAAGCCTTTATGGCTGAGTCTGTTCCGTGAATCCGGTAGGCGAGCAGCAAGATCAGGATCGCGTCCATCATCGTTAACTGGTGGCTGGTATTGGGCGTGGTCATTGGTGATACCGCTGGCAGGTAGTTCGTGTTGTGATTGGCGCGCCCGCAGGCGCACCCTGGTTCGGATCATTCGCACTGCGACGGTCCTGGGAAGGCGATGCGGTAGGTGTTAACCAACCGGTCCATCCTGTGCCAGCCGATGCCGATCTGATTCCGCACCTTGAGCTTGCTCAGGCCGATCTGTGCCAGCGCATTGATCCGCTCGACCAGCGCCTTATCCTCACCCGGCTTTACATGCCTGCTGCCCGGGTTGCGCCCGGCGCCATTGCGCAGACTGATCCCCGACAACTTGCAGACCTTCGATATCCGGTCCTGAGAAATGCCCATGTGCTTGGCCATTTCCGTCTTGGTCATCGTTTCGCTCAGCGTTCGGATCTGATCGGCCATCTGTCGTATCTCGATCTCTTCCTGCGTCAGCTGAGGTTCGATGCGCTTAGGTCGTGGGATGAATTCGGGTGTTTCCAGTTCGTCGATCTTTTTGCCAGAGCGCAGGAACGCTTCTTGAGCGGCGGCCAGTGTCGATCGGTCCATCACTCGGAGGTCGTTGTATTGGTTCATTTGGCACCCAAAAGAAAGGGCGCTCATTGGCGCCCTTTGTCGGTTACTTGATTGGTTACTTGGTCAGCGCCTTGCGCAGGTACGGGTCGACATCGGCCTGGCCGAGCAGCCAGCGCTTGTAGTCGGCAGGGATGTCGGCGATTTTCGATCCGGAATGCTTGCCGAAGCGGATCACGGTCGGGATGCGAGCCTCTTCGGAGATCTCCCAAAGCTTCTCGAAGCTGGACACCGCCACTCCGTTGCGCAGGTTCAGTTCCATCAAGATGGTGATCAGCAGCCGGCGGCAGTTGTGCACGTCGTCGAGCGCGGCGTGAGCGTTCTGCAGCAGTTCGCGCGCCTGAGCCCTGTAGTGCAGGTAGATCATGGCCGACTGACTGTGCGAGTCGGCGTCAGGCCAGAGCGCACGGCTCAGCGCCTGGGTGCAGATCCGCTTAACATCCGGCTGACCGATCACGCCCCAGTCATAGTCGACGTTGTGGCCGATGATGTAGGTGGTGCCGGCGGGAAGGGCGAAGTCAGTGTGCGGCGGGCAGTCGATCAGCTCTTCGTCGTAGATATGGCTGGTGGCCAGCGCGCCCAGCTCGATCGGCTTATCAGCCTTGTAGCGCTGCAGGAATTCTTCGACGACTTCCAGGGTCTGGATATCGGCGAGCTTGAGATAAGCGCCTTCGACCATTTGCGGGTCTTTCAGGCCGGTTGTTTCACTATCAAAGATAATTGCGTTCATCTGTTACCCCTATGGTTTTTACTGAATGACCGATGCCGTGATTCCGGCATCGGGTTATTGCTATGCGGCTTGGCGATCAATCAAAACGGTATGTCGTCCGAAAAGTCCGGCGCGTCATCGACCGGGCCATTCTGGTAGTTCGTCGACTGCGATTGGTTCGGCTGGTTGCGCAGCTTGCGAACCGGGTTCTTTGCAATGAACGCCATGAAGCCGCCCAGCGCTGTCGCCTTGTTCTGCTTGGAAAGGATCTCGGCAGCCATAAGCTCGGTGCCGTATTCAAACGGGGCGGCGATGATGATCCGCTCGCCAATGTCGCCGTTCTGCTTCTGGTATTCCTCCTGCTGGAGAACAAAGCCGATTTTCTTGCCCTTCAGCTCAATGGCGCACTCTTTCTGCTTGGTCACCATGCCCTGCTGGTCGAAGTCGTAAAGCTCGACCGGTTCTTCTTTCCAGTTCAGCGCTTTGACCTTGGCGCAGGTCATCAGCGCGTTGAGCTGCTTGTAGCCTGCCAGTGCCGCGCCACTGCTGTTGTGGGTATACAGGTTCAGAGGGCCGACCTCTTGGCCGTTGTCGGCGATGAACATCAGGTTCACGCTTTCGGTGCCTTTCGGGTTCTTCTCGTAGAAGGCTGCGGTCATGGTGCCCATGTATTTGCCGGTTTCCGTGATGCGCTTGCCGCCGGTGTTCGCTTCTTTGGCTGCCTGAGTGTCGAGGTTATATACGCGTGCCATTTAAGTGCCTCCAAGGGCTTAGTTTCGGTTGGGTTGTGTCAGTGCTTTTTCAATTGAGAAGCCGTAGGTGTAAACCCGGCTTTTGATGGTGCTGGGGTTGAGCCCCAGTCTTTCGCAGTGCTCGGTGATCGTCGCGGCGACTCCCTCGAACTCGAATAGCTTGGTGTTTCGCTTGTTCCTGCCCTGCTGCGTGCCGGTTTCCCAGCTGCAATTGCCTGGCTCGTAGTTGCCGTCGTTGTCCTCTCGCCCGAGGGTTGTTCCTGGTGGCCGCTCACCCATGTCGGCAAAGAAGGCCGAGAAGTCATGCCAAGCAGCGTGAACGGTGATGCCTCTGCCGCCATAATCCGGGTACTTGCGGTTTGTCGGCTTGTTGCAGCGGGTCAGCATTGACGACCAGGAGACATAAGCCGGCGTGCCATACATGGAGTGCTTGGTCTTGGCTTCGGTCGTCACTACCGATCGTAGGCATCCGCAGCTTTTCGTGTGACCGCTTCGGAGGTTGCCAAGCGTCTTGATGCACTCGGCGCCGCAGTCACACATGCAGCGCCACAGGGCTTGGCTTCCTTTCCTGCCGGCCCGCTCAACGACCGATAGCAGGCCGAACTTTTGCCCGGTCAGATCGAGCGGCCTCATGCGTGGGCCTCCATCCCGTAGAACTCGCCGATGAGCCCATCGACATGCGCCAGGTCGTTGTCGATGAGCCTGTCGTCGAACATGCCGATTGGGCTCTTGCAGCAGTCCTGGCCGTTCGTTTGCGTGCTGAACTGGTAATGCCCGTTGCTGACCTCAGTCCTGAGCACGATCGTGAAGAAGCCTTCAGGGACTAGGGTCTGGTCAACCATCTTGCCTACCGTCTTCATTCGGACGTTTCCGAAGTCGTCGGTCTGCGTGTGGGCCAGGATGTACACCCGGCGATGGTCGGCCAGGTCGCCGGCCGCGTTGAAGATGTTCCAGGCGTTTTTGCCGATGTCGGAAAACTTCGTGTAGCCGGTTTCACTGCTCCGGGTCATCAGTTCGTTGACCATTACCGCCTGGTAGTCGTCGATCACGACCACCTCATGAGGCGAGCTGCGCATGATCTTTTCAATCATGGCTGGGTTGTCAGTTCGAATTACGTTGCCCGCGTCCTTCATGGTCGCGCGGACCTTCCAGCCTTCTGCCTTGAATGGCAGCGGCTTCTTGATGCACTGGATGACCAGCGTCTTTTTGGGGTCGAAGTTGCGAAGGCTGGTTGATTTTCCGCTGCCTGAGTTGCCTAGAATTAAAGTCGCGATGCTCATTTGCTCTGCCTCAGATTGGCTGGTTATCCCACTGGCGCTCAATTTTCAGCGCCTCGTCTTCATATTCCTTGCGCTGATCACCCTGGAACTGCTCAGGGTCGAATGCGCCTACCGTCATCCAGTCGAGCTGGGCGGTCAGTCTTGGTGTGTTCATGACAACCTCAGTAGGTCAGGGCGATGGCCGGGATCTTTCCCTGCGCAATCAGCGTGATTGCTTGCTTGGCGCAGGCTTCGGTCAACCCGTTGGCGGTGAAGGCTTCCAGTGCGGACCGGTTGATCTTGGCGCGGTGCGCCGTATCGGCTGCGCGGACTTCCTGCTGGCGGACGATCTCGGCGGCGGCATCGTCTGCGCGCTTCTTCTCATCCAGTCGCGCTTGCTCGACCGCCTGCTCTTGCCGGGCTGCTGACTCCTTGCGCTCACGCTCTGCGCGCTGCTCGGATTCTTCCAGGTCGCGCTTTGCCTGCCCGGCATTGCGCTCGGCGTCCTCTGCCTGCTGCTTCAGCGCCTTTTCGCGCTGCTCGGCCAGATCCCGCTCACGCTGGGCCGACTCAACAGCGTCCCGCTGCGCCTGCTCAGCCGCTTCCTTTCTGATCCGCTCGTCATGCTCACGCTGCTCACGGGCCTCGTCGTCAGCGCGGCGCTGGGCCAGCTCGGCCTGATCCGCCTCGTACTGCTTGCGAGCGGTGAGCGCATTGCGCAGCGTGGCCAGCGTCGAATCCTTAGCCTTCGCCGCGTCCAGCTGGAACTCTGCCCACTTGTCTTCGATGGTGACCGCTTCAACCCTTGCGATGCGCTCATCAAGTTCGGCGGCGGTGACGCCATCCAGGTTCATGGCCTGATCGCTGATCAGCTCGATATCGGCCTTGATGGCGTCAATCCTTCTGTCTTCCGCTTCCTGCCAGTCATCCAGCGGCTTGCGGACTTCCTTCTGCCACAATTCCAGCTTGTCCCACACACGCTTACGCTCGGCGTCGATGCGCTTCGGGACTTCCTTCTGCGCGGCCGACAATTCCTTGCCGACGGCATCCAGCGCCGTTTTCGACTTGGCGATCGTGTGCGCCATCGAGGCATAACGGTCGCGACCTTTCTTGGTGGTCAGGTCCGGCAGCACCGAAAGGAACTTGTCGACCTCGGCGCGGATCTGTTCGAGCCATGGGTCAAGCCCGTTTGCGGCGCTGTAGACAGCCAGCGCGGTTTCCTTTGGCGGCACGGTGGCCAGCTCAGTCGTTGCGTTCATATTCACCCCTTGTACGTCGATTGTCCCGTGCAAGGGACCGTTAGAAACATTGTCATTCAATCCGAAGAAGTCGCCGATCTGCTCGACCGCCGCATTGATCCGCACCTGGGCGGCCTTGCGCTCGGCCAGTCGGATCGCTTCCCGCTCAGCGCTCCGGGCGGCGCTCGCCTCGTAGTCGTGGAAGAAGTCATTCGATACTTTCCGGGGCCTGCCCCATGCGTCATGCTGCCGATCCCATTCCCGGGCCTGGGCGCTGTCTGCGTAGCTGGTGCTCATGGTTCAGCCCTCAGCAACTGGTCTCCGATGATGCGCAGGCGGTTGCGGATGCGGGCGCCTTGGGCGTTGATCTCTTTGCGCTCATCGAGCAGGATCGCCATCGATCGGTAGATGTCGTCCTCGTCTAATTCCGTGCCGTCCCATGCGTGGCACTCGTCAACCGCATGGAGCCAGCCTCGCCAAACGATGCTGCAGTCAGGGTCATCGGTGACCTCGCCGCTCATGTAGCGGTTGCGGAAGGGCTTGAGGTCGACGAATGTTTCGGCGTCAGCATGCTGTCCGCGGATTGCCTGGGCGTTCTTTCGCCATGCTTCCCGGTGGCGGGAATAGGCCTTGGCCAGCTCGCGCAACTTGTCATCAGTCGTCTGCGTCATGGCCGCGCTCTCACGGCAATCCTGTTGCCTTTCTGCGTGGCCGAGAGCTTGACGGTCAGGTCGCACACCTTGAAGTCCGGCGACTTGCCGATCACCTGATAGAACGGGATGCCGTGGGCAATGATGGCCAGGCCGCGCTCGATATCTTCGAGCTGTTCGTCGATCAACGATTTAACGATTGGCGTGGTCATGCGTGCATCCTCTCGGTGGCGCTGCAAAGGCGGGAGACGCGAGCGCTTCGGGCCGCCGTGAGACTGCTGTTCATCCGACTTACTTCTTCATGGCTGATGTCCCCGCTCCAGAGTGCGTAGGAGACAAAACCAGCCAGGTAACTCAATTCCGACTCGCTGCCTACCAGGTCGCCGGCGGGCATGGCATGGATCTTTTTCAATCGCTCATCGAACACCGCTCTTGCTGTCGTGTTGAACATGATGGATTGCCTCGGTGACTGTAGAGGGACCGCTATTTTCGTGATTTAAAGGCGGCTGTGATGGCGGAAGGTGCGAGCCTGTCCGTTGCCTGGTATGCGCTGCTGCGCCAGGCGTGCAGATCGTTCGCTCGGGTAGGTGGCAGATCCGCCCATCTTTCCGGTAACGAACAGCCCGCGAAGGCTGATCACGCTCATTTCAAAATCCTCGCCCTCTAGGGCCATCCCTGTTTCATTGTTCATGTGCCTGCACCCCTGCTTGCGTTGGTTATTGATTTCCCGCTGCCGACTCAGTGAATCGGCACTGGTGAAATGGTCCAGGCCGCGCTGCTGGCGACCGGCCTGGCTTGCTGCATCAAGTTGTCCGTCTTCGTTCGGTTGGCCTACCGGTGTTCCGGCCGATCCGCGGTGAGATCGATCGGCCTGCTGTCCGCTGCCTGTATGGGTGTTGGGCGCAGCCTTCAGGCTTGCTGCGCCACGCAGATGACTCGCTGTTGTCAGTCCATGATGGAATCTCCTATCGCTCGCTCACTGGGCAGGCAGTGGCCACCTATTGAATAAAGGTGCCGTCTTTCCGGCTGTCACACTGCCTGTAGCTTTACGACGAACTGTCGCAGCGATCCCCGTCGTTACTCTTCGCCGCCGGCAAACCTTGCGCGCCGATCTCTCGGTCACGGAAGCATGCCGTGTTGCGTACTGTTCCCAGGAGCTCGTCCTGGGTCTGTCTTCAGCGAGGTTAAAGAGCGTTCGTTTCTGGTCTCTTGGAAGGGACCGATTCGATGGATGTAAAGGTAACTCTCGGTTGCGAACCTGTAAAGTCCTTTCGGTGAAATATTTTTTAGGTTGCCAGCCCCTCTAAAGAGACTAAACTTCACGAAATACCGTTGAAGACTCCGCAACCGTTAGTTACCATGTCGTATCAATCGGCGGGGGAGTTGTTCATGCAAGGTGTTCCGCTAAAACAGTTGGTCGCAGAACTTGGCCCGGCCAAGGTAGGGAAGATGCTCGGTGTAAGTCATCAAGGGATAACGAAGGCGGTTGAAGCGGGTAGAGACATTCTCATTACCCTGCTGTCAGACGGAAAGGCAAAAGGGGTCGAGCGTAGCGAGTTCCCGAAAGCAAAGAAGAAAGCGGCACCAGACTGATAATCGTAAAACCAAGGGGTTTATATGGCATACGTACCAGAAGAAATGATGCACGAAAGGCAGATCAAAGTTCGGCTCGTTGACAGTGAGTACGACGAGTGGAAAGAAATGGCTCACAAGGAAGGACAGCTGCACAGCGTTATGGCTAGAATCGCCATGCGGGCCATTCTTGAAGAGTACCGCAGGACTGGCGAACTACCTGACTTCATCGCCAAGCAGCGCGCATAATAATCACTAAATTTCGGGGGTAACCGTTTTGACCAGGGAAGAATTTGTAGAGTTTGCCGGCGATGACTTCGCCGTCGTAGTAGCCGCTGCAATCCATGGCTTGACCAGGCTTGAGCCGGTCGAGGCGGTTATTCCATCAGTGCGTACAGGCGTGATCAGCCAGGGAGTGAATCCATGACCAGGGAAGAATATGCCCAGATGGCCGGCGACAATCTCTCGGAGCTTGAAGAAATTGCCGCGATGATTGATATGACCGGCCAGGACATGGTCGAGTCTTACACTGACGTACTGGTTCAGCGTTTCAAAGAGAGAAGGCGAGATCTGGGTGCGCCGCGCAATGCGCTCGTCGCCCAGGTCAGCGGGAATGTAATTCAGGTCAACTTCAATGCCGAAGCGGCAGACTCTTGGGACCGTCGAAAGACCAGCCAGGAGCCATCAAAACGCCTTAAGTTCGCAAATCGCATCAGCATGATGCCCATCAGAGTCCCTTGCACGTCACCAAATCCTAACTCCGCGGCGGTCTCTTCCACGTCACCTAATACTGGTTTTCCATACAGTAGTCGTTAACTTACCAGACCGATCATTAGCGCGCTACGTTTTAGGTTAGTCGATTTCGTAGCGCGGAATGATATAGGTGCGGCATAGGCTGTAGATGATGGCGTCATAAAATTGTCAGACAATTCGCCGACTGGCAGATGTGCAGGTTTCAGGCCGAGAGCGTTACCGCTGAGCCGGTCGAAAATAAATAACCCTTTAAGGTTGAACATTCGCGCCGGCAGGGTTACTGTGATTCGTACCAGAGGGGTGAACCATGAATGCCATGAATAGCGACCAATTCGACAAACTGTCAGAGCTCATAGATTCGGATGGCGGCCCAGGCGCACAAGGTGCAAGGCTCGTCCTGGTGGAAGGCGTGAGAGCAAAAGAGGCTGCCGAGGTAGTGGGCGTGACCTTCCAATCGGTCTACAAGTCCGTGCGCCGTTTCAAGAAAGCATTCGAGCTCGCTAAGGCTGTCCATCAGTAGAGCCTAGATTTTCGTTTCAAGGCGGTATACCGTGCAGCCTAGTCT